TAATGCAAAGAAAGTTTTACCTGTAGCGGCTTCACCTGCAATAGCAGTTATTTTATTACCTGGCATACCGCCATATATTGAACCTGATAATAACGCATTGAAAGAATAAGAACCTGTATCAATAAAACTTGTTACGTCTGCACTATCAACTCCTTCACTTACTAAACCAGCATATTCATTGCCAGTTTCTTTAATTATGTCCTTTAGAAAATTGCTCATATTCTTTATACTCCTTATCTGTGTAACTTATCGTGTACCATTTTATATTATTATTATAACATATTTCTTTAATATTGTCAAGTTCATTTGATTTAAAGTTGTGAGTAAATGCAGGTCTTCCATTTTTATATATTACTATTTGCATTATCCAACTCTTCAAACGCCTCTTGCCATTCTTTACTATCTTTTGCTCTTAAAACAACAGGTCTCCCTTTAGATTTTGTTTTCTTATCTATTTCTTCCCATTCAAATCTATAGTTTTGATCTTCAGGTATCCATTCTTTAGGTGGGTCTTCATACTCTTCTACTGGAACATTTGACCAAAGATTACTTTTAAACTCTTCTAAACTTATATTACTACGATCTACAATCAATCTATTTTTAAATTGATCTGCCATAGAGTAAACTTGTTCTTTATTGTATTGTATCTTTCTTTGATAATCCCAATATTCTTTTAAATCTTTGTAAGATTCCTTTGAAATCATTTACTCTCCTGTGATATGGACAACCACTAGTCGTCTCGTTAGTCTTTTTTCTATAACCGTGTTTAAATGAAGTACGTACTTGTAAAGTATTTACATAGTCCATTTTATTAAGATTATGTATTTCTTTTTCGTTTTTAAAATGATCTAGTATATTATATTTATGTGTCTCACGTTTAAATGGAACATAACAAGCGAGTGGTGTACCTCTCTTTATTAACACATCTCCATATCTTCTAACAAGGAGTTGTTGATTTATTTCGTGCCATTGATCTGTTTTAATCATACCAGCGGCAACATCAAAGTCTTTATTAAAATGATATATCAAAGGCATTTGATATAATGAATAACCTGGTTCAGTTTTAATTCTCCAAGGACATATTAATTTAAATACTGCTGCTAATTGTTGTTGTGCGTGTGGTGGTAAGTGATCTCTATATTGTCCATCGTGGTGAACATCTACTCTAAATGTTCCTTGTGAAATTTTCCACCTTACATCTCTAGTCTTTTCATCTAATTGAAGAAACATATCTGTCCACGCTGGAATAACAATGCCTGTATTAAACCATTCGCCAAAACTAGGACAAGTTTTAATTGTTTGATTTTCAGTTTTTAATAAAGTTTCAACTGTATCACGTGGCATAGTTTTATACCATTCAGGTATAAACTCACGCATTAATCTTGGTCTTGCTTCTTCAACTTTTTCTAAACCTGGTTCTTTTGACCATATTTTAATTGTACTCATAATTATATATATCCTATCTTATTATATCTATATCTGTATTATTAACTGACCAGATTTCTAATTTTGTTCTTAATCTATTTTCGTTTTTCAACTGTTCGTATCTTTTACTTGCTTTCTTTTTCCACCATTCAATTACGTTATTGAATTTAAAACTATCATAGTTTTCTGCTTTCTTTAACTCTTTATCTTTACCTGATAAAAATTCTGGAACATTTGAATATCCGTAGAATGAAGTATAATATCTTTTTTGTTCGGTCAAGTGTTTTGCATTTTCAACCATTTCAACAAACTCTTTATATTTACTTTCATTATATTTCTTTAAAAACTTTTTAGTAATAGAAATCATTTTACCTTGCATTAACATTTTTCTACTAGACGCATCCGCACTTACTAAAGGTTTGTTATCGTTTTTACTTTTAAACCAATGTTCGAATTTCTTAAAGGTTTCTCCTTCAATCATAGGTGCAAAAGCACTTTCACTTAATCCTTTATATCTTAAAAAAGGTTTCATACCGTCATATTGACTTGCACTTTTACTTGTGCCATATAAACTTGTAGTTTCAAACATACAAATGTCAGCGTCATATGTTCTATTAATATCTTCTCTAACTTCGTGTGTACAACAAATAGCAGCCAATAGTTTACCACCCAAATAATTAAATCCAAAAGGTTGAGTTGGAACTATAACAAAACCCATAATAACACTTTTATTAAATCTAATCATTTCTTCAGGCACAGTTGTTTGTAAAGGACGACCTAATAAAGTATTCCTAGGTTTCATAAACATAACTGGAGAACTTAGTCTAATAAATCCTAAAATCTTATTTGTGTTTTTTTCATACACAACATATCTCATATTTTTACCAGGTATAGAAACCATATTAGTATGTGATGAAACTATATCTAACATAGATTTAAAAGTATCTTCATCAACTTTTCTAAATCCAATATCCATATCGTTAGGATTAGTATCAAAGTTATCAAAGAAATCGTCTTCAATACTCATACCTGGAAGTAAAGATTGTGAAGATGATATTTGAGATATTTTAGTTTCTTTAATATAGTCTCCTATATTTTTAAACTTACTATAATAATTAATTATTTCTTGCGAAATATAATTTGTGTCTTGTTCATTAAGTTCCATAAATCGCCTTAAACATAACTCTAATAATTAAACAAATAAAAATAAAGTTAATGATACTAATTCCTGTTTTCTCAATTAATATTGTTATATCAATAAAGAACCTTATTATTATAACATATCCTAGTAATAAAATCAAGTCCATATTAAAACTTATCTATTTGGTTGCCCCAAATGTCCCATCCTGGTGTTTTTGTACGTGCAAATAACTCAATTCTATCTAAATCTCCACATAACCTTACTATGTCGTCTCTTATTCTATCAGGTTTTCTACTGTGTTCTCTTCGTTCAGAAACAACCAATCTATCCACTCCACCATCTACTCTTTTAGGTTTACCTTTTGTTGCTAATATACATATCTCTGGATTTGCTCTTGTCCAATATCCTAAACCTGTAAAGAAACCATTTGACTTTCTATTTGTCTTTGCCCAATAAAATGCAACCGTCTTATAAGTGAAACCCCAACTTTCTACTAAAGGTATTTGTTTATGTAGTAAAGGATCAGTACACCACATAAACAATACACAATCTTTATCTGCTAATTCTCCAACTGGTAATTTTTCAATATCTTTTAATGTCATAGTTGAATAGTGTTTTTCTGGACTACGACCTTTGCCTTTTTCAGACCTTGTATCAAATGTCCAAGGTGGATCAGCGTATATAATTTTATATTTCTTTTTAGGAAAATAAGTGCTCAAGTGTTGCTTTTCGTTCATAACTCCATCCTATAGAATCTAATATTAACTTCAGAGGATCAATAAAAGATTTTTCAAACTGTAACTCATAATCTATTTGTTCTATCACTCCAAACTCTTTTGGTAAAGACGCTGAAAAAGATATTACATTGTTTTGTAATTTATTAGGCATTTTTAACATTAGAAATTTAATTTTATCTCCTTCTTGTATTAAAGGATATTTGTTTATTAGTTTTTTATCTTTTAAATGTTGATTATAAACTAAAGCACCTCTTACGTGAATAGGTGTAGATTTTCTAAAGATAGTAGTTGCGTCATAATACTCTTTTAAATTATTTACTGATCTAGGAAAAGCAATTTCTCTAGCATTCATATTAAAAAATTCTTTTTTAAATTGTTCAATAAAAGATATTACAGTACTTTCATCTTTAGTTAGAATTAGTTTAATTGCCTCTTTAATTTTAACACGACAAGGTGCTGGAGTACTTGACTTAACTGCCTCTACACCCATAACTTTTAATGTTGCAGGATTATATCTAACACCTTCTATATCATAACAATTCATCATATATCTTTTTTTAGCAATCCATAATGCTTTATCGGCAATTGCTTCTCGTTTCATTGCCATCTTTTGTGCAAATGCATTTACATAGTCTGCAAGACTATCATAACAACTGTCAATATAAGGTTGTACTTTATCCTCACAAAATTTATCTAAGATGTTTATAATCTTTTCTTTATCGTCTGTTTTAACTAATTTAGAAACTACTTTATCAAATTTAACATATATTGAATCTGTATCTGAAGCAACAATATAATTTTTGTTTTCTGTTTGAGATAACTTATTCATAAACTTATTTACTTCATTTTCAATCCAACGAATAGATAACTGACCTCCCGTTGTAATACCTTCAGCGTGTCTTACATCATAAAATCTAAAGTATTCATTACCAATTGCACCGTAAGCACTATTTAAAGCAATCTTCTTTGCCCATTGAATATTTTGACATCTTGCTATTTCTTTTTTATAGATTGGATCTTTTGTTTTTTGAAATTGTCTTTTTGCCTCTAACATTTTTTGTTTAAATACAACACGATCACTATACATCTTTTCCATCAATGCAGGTAAGAAACCTTGTTTGTCTCTTTTAAATAATGCACCATTTGGCGTCATTGTTAAGTCTTTTTGTTTTAAGAAACTAGTGTCTAATTGTTTTGTAAGCATTCTATCAACAGTTACTCTATCTGTGTGCATACCTACAAATGTTTCAGGACTTATATTATATTGCATAATTAGGTGTGGGTAAAGTGAGTTTAAATCAAATGAAACAATCCAATCGTGCATACCTATTGTTGGGTCTTTAACATAAGCGCCTTCATATTTTTCATTTTTAATACTATCTTCACGTGGTGGTATTTGTATCTTTTGTTCATTTAAATGATTGTAGATAATTGTATCCCACATTCTTACTTGTGAAAATACATCCTGATAATTTACTTTGGCTTCGTATGCCATAGTTAAACACAATTCAATTAATTTTAATTTGTCTTCTAGTTTATCAACAAGTATAACGTCTTGTATATTATACTCAATAAACTTTTGCATATCCTTTTCATAAAACTCTTTAAATGTTTCATAAGGATTTTCTAATTTTTGTTCACCAACTTCAACTGAAGCAATATAATCTAATTTATAACTTTCTTGTCTAGTAGGAATAAATTTACTATACAAATCCAAATAGTCTAAAGTTGTAACACCTGTTATTACCCATATCTGTCTTGCGTTACCTTGTTTAACAACTCTATCTGCTTGTATATTATTCCAAGGAGATAATTTCTTTGCTTCATTATCGCCTTTTAAATTTCTAATTCTATTCACTAGATATGGTAAGTCAAAAAACTTAACATTCCAACCTGTAACAATATCTGGATGATTTTTAGACCAAAACTTTAAAAACTCTTCTAATAAATGATGTTCGTTATCACATTTAATATAAGTTACTAATGGATTTTTATTTACAAAATCTCCTGTTGCCCAAGTTAATATTCTTTTATTAGAATGATTTTTAACTGTTATAACAAGTATCTCTTCAATTGCGTCAACGGCGTCAGGAAATCCATTTTCACAGGCAGTTTCAATATCTAAAGTAAAGATAGAAATTAAATCTTTATCCCATTGTATTTCGCCTTTATATATTTCTGATATAAATTGATAGTTATAACGATTCATTCCAAAGACATTAAATTCAGGTTGATCTTTATAACCTTGTAAGAAATTTCTTGCTTTTGAAATAGTACTAAATTTTATCTTTTTAAGATTGTGTCCATCAAGTGTTTTATATTCACTATCTTCATTCTGTTTAACAAATAAACTAGGTTGATATTGTAATCTAGTTGAAAAAGGTTTGCCACTTGCAATACCTCTAATAAGAAGTTTACCTTTATCTTCAATTACACTTTTATAAAAATTCACTTAGGTATCCTAACTGTTATTCCATCTAATGTTTCGTCTAATATTATTTGACAACTTAATCTACTTTTGTTCTTATCAAAAAATCTATCTAAGTAAAGCAATTCCATTTCCATAGTTTCATCACTTGCTGGACCTGTTTTTTCAAACCATTCAGGTTCTACCCATACTTGACAAGTACAACAACTACAAGCACCGCCACAATCTGCGTCTATACCTTCAATAGAAGGACTAGCATAAAACTTTGCCGCTTCCATAACTGTTTGTCCAACTGGTACTTTAACTGATACTTTTTGATCGTTTTGTGTTATAAAGTTTACTGTCAATTCTGGTTTTATCATAATCTTGTTCTACTCATTTCAATTACTGGAAAGTGAGGTGCATATATTTTATCATAAAAAATAACTTGTGTCAACCTTTCTTCTCCAGGATTTAAATCAAAATTTGCTTGATGATAATGGCAACCATCAAAAGCGATCATACTATTAAAAGTAGAATTAAATTTAGATACTAACTCAAAATTACTATTGTTTTCTTTTAATAATTTTTGATATTCAGGTTCATTTGTCTTATGAGTCTTATAATAATCATATTTAACATTAGGATTTAAAATAGGTATTGATTCATCAATAGGTTTATATATTGATGTTCCAGATGTTTTTACGTTTGGCGTTAGGTAAATGACAACTGTTAACATTGAAGTCTTGTCTAAATGTATCCAACCTTCATTGTTATTTGCTTTCACATCATCATAACTAATTAACTGAAAACTATTTCTAGCAAAGAAAGATATATTATCAGTTTGTCCGTATATTAGTTTTAAAACTTTTAAACAAGAATAATTGAATAAATCTAAATCTATCTCATTTAAAGGTTTTGTTCTTTTACCTGGATAGTTTTTTTCTTGTTCTTCTATAAATCCGTATGACTTAACTTTATCTATAATACGTTTAGGATTGTCATAGAAGTTAAAATTTTGATATATGCCGTAATACATTATTCATTATGTTATTAGTTTAGGACCACTAGTACTTACTAAACCTGTTGTTATCTTACTATAATGATCTGCAATTTCTTTTTTTGCATTTGTTCTAGTTACAATCCATTGTTTTGGTATTGTAATATCATTATCATCTGTAAATGGAGCATATGGTGTCAACCCAACTCTTTGTTGTCCTGGCACTGGATATAGTCCGAATGGTTTATTTAGTGTGACCGAATCACTATCTTCACTTTTTACTTTAGTTATTACGTCTTCTCCTGATTGAAGTCTTATTATTTTTATATTACTCATATCATATTATAACATATTTTTAGGCAATTGTCAATCTATGACCGTGTCCTTCAAATATCTTTCCTTTCAAATAGTAATTAAATGAGATAGATATTCTATCTTCATCTGATTTGTTTTCTTCTACCTTGTGTTGCATATGTCCTGGAAATATATAAATTGTTTTAGGTTCAGGTACTTGTACAAAGTAATCTGAATTTATAACATTGAAACTTTTTCTTCCTGGTCTTAATGCAGGACTGCTCCAAGTTGGCAACATATCTGGTGCTGAAAATATTATATTACCAGAATCTTCTGGAACTTTTATATAAACAACTCCACTTAAAAAAGCATTATTGTGTACGTGAGTTGGATGAACAGCACCTGGTTTATTAATCATAATCCAAGACGCTTGTTGATAGGCAGATATTTCATCATCTAAACATAGATGTCTTTTTATATAACATTCTATATTTGCTTCAACTTGCTCTTTTAAATCTTTTAATAAAGGTCTATCTAATATTCTATCATCTTCATTATAAAACATTTTATTAGACTTAGCATCAACAGTAAATATATTTTCACTTTCCCAATCGTGTTGTAATATTGGTTTTAAATTTACATCTACTTTTGATTTATATAACGGTTGTGAAAATAAACAAAATATATCGTCCGTTCTTATATTATTATAATCCATTTTTCTTTTCAACTGGTTTCATTCTTTTACTTTGTACAAACGTTCTATTAGGATTTACACTAACATTCATTTGTCTCATTAAATCTCTATTAACTAATAAATCTGAACCTGACCTTGGTCTACTATCTAATCCAACTTCAATATCTTTATAAGTAAAACCATTAAAAGTTATATCCATTAAAACTGTAGGTCTTGTTTCCGATGGTTCTTCGCCATCAGCGTTTGCTCTATAAACTTCACTTGTACCGTGTCTTGGTTTAGTAATTGTTTTGCCATCATATTTCCATTTAATAATTTTTTTATTTTCTTCTAAAATCTCATCAGCGTGTAAAGCACACGCCTTTGAACCATTACCTGTATCAAATTTTGCTCTAACTTTACCAACATCTGTTATGTCAACTGTTTCTAACCAACCAACTTCACTTAATGCTTGTCTATCCCAATGATTTCTTTTTGAAACCCAATCTATAAAATTAGACATTAAAGTTTCACCGTTAATTCTACCTGTTGGTTCTGGATCAGAATAATAATCTTTGTACTGATAACCTTCGTAATCAGCACCTGAACCTGGACTACCATTTATTTCTAATACGTGAATTTTATTATTAAATATAATGTGATCTACACCTACCATATATGCTTTTGAAATTCTACTTGCTCTCAAAACAACTTCTTTTTCTTCTTCACTTAATTTATATGGTTGTGCTTCAGCACCTCTATGTGTATTTGATCTAAAGTCATAACCACTATGTATTCTTTTAGTTGAAGCAAATATTTTATTATCTACTACAAAAGTTCTAACATCAAATTTAGTTGGCATATATTCTTGGATTAATAATTCAGCGTCATATTTCCATAATGCCTGTATTGTAGATACTAATGATTCATAACTTTCAGATTTGATTACACCAATACCTTGTGTGCCTGTAAGTGTTTTAATAATAACAGGAAACTTATTACCTATTAATTTTACTGCGTCATCTATATTTTTTTCGTTAGTAATAAAAGCAGTTCTTGGTGTAGGTATATTAAACTTCTCAAATAATAGTGCTGATGTTAATTTGTTTGAACACGTAAGCATTGCCGCTCTTGTGTTGACCATAAATGCTGATGAGTTTTGAAATGCTGATATTAAAGAAAGACCTGCCTCATCTTCAGCAGCACCTGCTCTTGTAATACAAACTGTATCTTTACCTATGAAAGTATGTTCACTATCTTTACCATCATAGTTATAAACTGTAAGTGTATTTTTTTCTTCGTCTTTACCTGTGATGATAGCATACTTTGTATTAATAATAATACAATCAAAACCTTTTTTCTTACACGCCTTTTCTATTAAAGCAACAGTAAGTTCTTTTTTATTAGGTTGACCTGCTTTTTGTGTTTTAACTTTAGGATTAGATTTAGTTATAATAGCAACCGTAATAGGTTTATCTTTACGTTCTAAATCTTGTTCTACAAAAAAATCTTTAAACTTTGGTATCTGCATTTAAATTATCACCTTGTGTCTCTTCACCTTTTTTCTTTCCAATATTATATTTCGCTTGCAAGTTCCATTCTTTTTTATTCTTAAATGCTATTACTTTGATTTGAGACAATGGCGCTCTTTTACTTGATTGTTCTTCATTAACTATTTCAATTAATTTCCAATCAGATAATAATCCTGCTATTGTATTTCTTCGTTCTATATCGTTTTCTACTATTGTAGATTTTTTTCCGTCTAAAGCAAAAAGTTCTTTAAAGTGTACGATATAGTATTTACCTTGTTTGTGTAATATATGACACGATTGAAATAGTGTTTTGTCTTTACGACTTGCAACACCAATTCTAGTTAAAGTCTCTCTTACTTTAAGGAAATCATCTGGTTGTTTTAATACGACTTCAAGCATATTGCTTATATCGTATCTACCTTTTTCCTCATTCATTTTTTTCTCCCACCTTTTTCAAGTGTATTTTTTATTTCATTAATTTGATTTGAAGAAAGGACAGATAATGCTTGTTTTGCTTTTTCATTGCTATATCCATAATATTCTTTAACATAATCTATATCTTTCCACTTCTTTTGTGATAACCATTTACCACCAAATCGCTTCTTTTTTCTTATAATATTTAGTAAAAATTGAAACTGTATTTTCTTGTCTAAAAAGTGTTTACTATTCATTTCATTAGCAAAAAGTAATGTGTCAATAAACATTGATAAACAACGATTTACAATATAAGCAGGATATTTTTTTTCCCACATAATATCTTCCGAAGAAACTAGGTCTTCTTTTGTCTCATTTATTGCTTTTAAATAATCTTTTAATTCGTACATTTATTCCTCATAATCTACATTTAATACTATTCTAAATTTACTTTTAACTGGATTGTAATTGGCGTGCCATTGAAATCCATCAAAATTTAAAACTCTATATTGCATAGGAGATATTCTTTTATGTTCAGTTAATTTATCAAATTTGTTTGGATAGGTTTCGTTAAACATTACAGTATCTCCATCACTATCATTTAAATAAAATAAAAGAACCTTATGTGGTTTAACATAATCTACGTGTGGTATACAATAGTTATTATCATTAAAACCATTTTGACTTAATGATAAATTTAATTTAGCACGTAAAACTTTTTTAAAAGGTATTTTAAAATCTTTTGTAAATTTATATACTAAATTTTTTACTAAATGAATTGTGCCTGGAGAAGTAATACCTTCTTCTTCTCCATAGATGAAGTGAACAAAAAAAGGTCTGTCTTCAGTATTAGAATCTATAAAGAAATCATTATTATCAGGTCCGTCTGTTCCTGATGTCTTGTCAATATAAAACCAATGAAAAAATTTATTTTGTATTACGTTGTTTAATAAATCTACCGTTGGATCATTATAATAATAAACTTGCATAATATATTGGAGCGGATGGGCGGTTACGCTCCGCCGTCTTATCGTTGGCAACGATACGTTCTACTATTGAACCACACCCGCTTATCATTATTTAAATTTACAATTCGCCATTATTTCTGCCAAACAAGCAACCATATTAATTTCTTGGTCTGCTACAAATGCCGCCTTGTATTGATAGTTTGCAATGATTAATGTTATCTGTGCCATTGAAGCAGGTAATAACATTGGATATAAAATATCATAAAGACCTCTATATAAACTACTTGGGTCTTTATCTAAATTTTGTACTACCCATTTTCTCATATCAACAAACTTTTTATTTTTTAAACAATCAACTAATTCTTTATTATTAATTTCAGAAAGAGATACAAGTATTCCTGTGTCTATCTTACCTCTTGCTGAATATCTTTGTAATTCATTAATTGTTCGTCTAAAATCTGGAAAATGTTTTTGTATTAATTCTGCTAATACTTTCTTATCATAAGGTATATCTTCTTTTTCTAAGATGTCTTCCAATCTACTTAGAAATAGTTGTGCTGTTTTTACTTTATTGCCATTTACAATTCTAAAGTCTATTACAGTACAACGACTATGTAAAGCAGGTATAATCTTGTTTTTAAAATTACAAGTAAAAATAAATCTACAATTTTTATGAAATGTCTCTATAAAATTTCTTAATGCAGGTTGAACAGACTCAGCGTTCATATAATCTGCTTCATCTATTATAATAACTTTGTGATTTGCTGTTCCAGATAGTGATACAGTTGACGCAAAGTTTTTGATTGTAGTTCTTACCGTATCAATTGCTCTACCTTCATCTGAACCGTTAATTACTATATAATCAATACCTAGTTCTTCACATAATGCTTTTGCAACTGTTGTCTTACCTGTACCTGCTGTACCTGATAATAATAAGTTAGGTATTTCTTTTTGATCTAAGAATTTAGAAAAAGTGTTTTTTAAATCTTCAGTTAAAATACAATCAGCAATTTTCTTTGGTCTATACTTTTCTACCCATAAAAATTCACTCATTATTTTGTCTCCATTGTAAATTTTTCTACAATTTCAGTATCAGTATCATAACCGCCTTTATTCATTGTCCAACAATCTTCTTCACGGTCATAATCGTGTTCATCAACAAATGTTTGGACTTTATCTGCTAATTCTTTATCTTCATCACTAGCATTGTGATAAGTAGACCAATCAAAGTAAAGACCTTTTTCAAAAGTAGGTAGATCACCAAACTCATCTATAATATCAGAAACAGCAATTTGTCTGTTAAGATAATGTGTTGTTTGATGATATTCTCTTGTTTCGACTTTTATAAAGTCATCTGATTTGTATTCAGTACCGTCTTCTAGTTTATATATTTCACTCATAATTTATTCAAAAAACACAACTTGATTTAATCTAAAATTATTATCAAAAAATGTTTTATCCTCTATTGCCATACCGTGCCATCTATGACTTTCAAATAATATTAATCTATTATAACACGATTTGATATTTTTTGCAACTCTCCATATTTTTCTACTCTCCCAAGGTTTATAATGTTCAAATGGTCTTTTATAAACATCATAATTCTTATCTAGCAATTCATAAAGATTCGTTCCAGGTGTTTCTTCTTTGTTTAAGAAGATAATGACATTATACTTTGCTCTGTCAACGTGAGGAAACCAAACATTATTTTTAAAGTCATTAAAATCATTTTCAAAAAATGTTATCATATTTGTGTTAACATTTCTGTTTTGTGCTTTTAAATTTAATTTAGATTCTAGTAACTCTAATGTTTTAGTCCAATCAGGATCAGTAATATCGTGTCTAAAGTCAGCAAAGTGTATGCCATTATAGGAAGGATATTCCGCTTCTTTATGATAGGAAGGAGTTCTTTTTTTTAACCAAGTAACAACTTCATCAGGATTCTTATAAAAATTATCTATATAAGAAAATCCATCATCTTGGATTAAAGATGTAAACTCGTTAATTTCAAACATTTATTATTCAAATGTCGAATCTGGTTCTAATGCAATCCAGTATTTAACTGGTTTATCTTTATTTTCAAATAAAGCAACTTTCTTACCATCTACTTGAACAGAATAGTTACCAGGTATTATTTTAAGATTTTCTACTTTAAAATTTACTTGAAACTTACTTTTTGTTTCTCCTACTTTTAAAGAGTAATCATTACCTGTAGAGTTCTTTTTATCTGATACTGATAAATGAATATGCTTTCCATCACCTACTGCTGATAAATCAGGTAAGTTTAAAACAGCACTTGCTTTCTTTAATTGATCTAACTCGTTTGAAGATATGTTAAACGAACATTTAACATCATCAATTGGTATAGTTTTTGTTGGTGATAAGATAACTGACTTATCAGCAAAAAAGTATTTTACTTGTGATTTACCATCACCGTTCACTACTTTAAGCGATTTGTCGTTTTCAAATTTTAATTCTGGTTCTTTGAACAAAGAAAGTGTATTAATAAACTCTCCTAAATCGTAGATACCAAATTCCTGTTCAAATGCTTCCGTAACACTTGCTTCTGCTAAGATATTTTTCATACCAGAAAGTGTTTGAAGTTTCTTGCCAGGTTTAACAAGAATGTTTTGATTAATGTCTGAAAAATTTTTCAACACACTAATAGTCTCATTACTGATCTTCATTTTTTCTCCTTATCATAATTTAATAATAATATAACATAATGAACCGCTTTAAGCAAGTCTGCTCTGTTATAACCGTTCTTCTTACCATACCTACACAAATATTTTATTGCGTTTGCTTGGCAAAAATCTTTTCCAATGTTTAGTGTCTTAAATAAATCTTGTACTTGAAAACCATTTTTACCACTTGAATAGTGTTGGCCATAAGTTGACTTTATATAATCACCGATCTCTTTTAATATTTTATCTTCATTGTATTTCATAATATAATTATATCACAATTCTAATTATTTGTCAAACCAATTTCATTAATAATGTTAATATGATTGTAAATATTTCATTACAGTTTCAGGTGCTGATTCTCCGTATGGATCAGTTGGACTATTATCAATCTTTCCTGGTTCAACAAACCATTTTTCAATTTCTAAATTGTCTGCAACTACAGCATATCTCCAAGACCTCTTACCAAATCCTTTATTATCTTTTGCAACTAACATACCCATTGCAAGAGTAAAAAGACCAGAACCGTCTGGAATCATTTTAACATTTTTAATATTTTCTTTTTCTGCCCAAGCGTTCATTACAAACGAATCATTTACAGATACACAATAAACTTCATCAATACCTTTATCTTTTAAAGCATTGTAAATAGTTTCATATCCAGGTAATTGTTTTGATGAACAAGTAGGTGTAAATGCACCTGGCAAAGAGAAGATTATAACTCTTTTGTTAGCGAATAAGTCATTTGTAGTTTTATCTACCCATTCTCCTAATTCTCTAACTTTAAATGTAACTTGTGGTAACTTCATAATTATTCCTTAAATAAATTTAAATTATTATAACATAATAAAGGCGAAAAGTCAAATCTCTTCGCCTTTATATTAATAGACTAGATCATAAGTAATAGTAACCAACCTAATACTAAACTAGGTACAGTACACATTAATATTAATGATCTATTTCGTCTCCAGTAAGATTTGGACTTACTAATTCCGTAAGTGATTTGTTTCCACTCACAATAATTGTAAGGCCACATATTACTTAGACTGACTATTTAAATGAGGATAGAAAGCCTTTACCATATTTTGGTATGCTTCTGTAAAAGGTTTACTGTTTTTTAAACCTTCTTCATACATTTTTTGTCCAACTTCTTTAAAAGTTGCAAGACCTTCACCATTAGTTACAAAGTCATTGAATTTTTTAGCAGTTTCAATAATATCTTCTGGAGATACTGTTGGTGCTTTAAATTCAGTAACTACTTGGTCACCGTCTTTTCTAACTTTATATTCAAAGTTGTTTACTTGTACTTGATAATTGAACTCAACTAATTGTTTAGCAAGTCCTAATAGATCGCTTCTTATTTCATAAGCGTTTTTTGATGTTGTTGCCATAATTTACTCCTTGTGTTTGTGTGTATAGCATTGTTATTTATAAGTGGCGACTATTAAAGCCGCCACTCTCTAGTATCTAATTACTTAATCTCAATTGATTTAAGTTTTTTAGATTCAGGTATAATTTTCTCCATTGATACTCTCAACAGACCGTCTTTCAATTCAGCGCCTTTGACTTCAACATCATCAGCAATTGTAAATGATCTTTTAAAATATCTTTTAGAGATACCTTTATGTATTACTTCACCGTCTTCGTCTTTGTCGTTAGATTTTTCTTCTACTTTAGACTCGATAGTTAGTAAACCGTTTTCTACGTTAACATTAATATCTTTTTTATTGAAACCTGCAAGAGCGACTTCAATGTCGTACTTGTTAGTGCCAGTCTTTACGATATTATATGGTGGGTAGTTGACCACAGGTGTTCTGAAAATATCATCATCAAACATTGACTCAAAATGGTCAAAGATTGAATCAAATCCTACAGACACAGGTCTTAATTGATTAAAAATAGAAAGTGCTTTATTTGTCATATTTACTCCTTTGTTAAGCAAGTTTATTTTTTGACAACCCATTATTGGCGTTGTCTTATTAATTTATATAAGTACAATTTTTCAAATTACAATATTGACAAGTTGTCGCATATATAAAATGGCAATTTTTCTTTTTGGAGTTTAAAATTGCCAAAACATTAACTCGCAACTTTAGTTTGTTTATTTTGAGTGGTGCGAAACTAACCGCAACTGGTAAAACAATCCACTATTTGAGTTAAGGCTACCGCTCTCAAATTCTATAAAAAAACGGTACTTTTTTTTATCACGCAGTAAAAGTACCAAACATCAGCGACATCTAATGACTTTTGCTACAGATAGCAAGGTTGTCATTAACCTAACGCCACTTACGAGACTTACGGACTGCTCGCAAGTTATAATTATTTATCTCTTTTTTGGAGTTGGAACTATACCTAATTCCATTTCTCTCTTTTGGCGTTCTTTGAAAACACGTTTCATATTACGTTTTTTTGCCTCTCGTTTTTTCTCCGATGGCTTCATATAATACTGACGTTCTCTCAATTCATTTAAAAGACCTTCTTTTAAAACCTTCTTCTTTAATATCCTCATTGCTTTGATGATATTTCCGTTTCTTACTTCAACAGTAATTGCCAATTTAATTTACCTCCTTTACAGTAAATGTATATGTAAAAAGGAAAGGCGAGTTAGACTCGCCTCTCCGAGGACATATACTATGGATGAATTTAGATAGTGTTATCACTATCCTCCTCATCATCATTGGAATCTTTTTCAACTTCATCTAATAATTGATTACTTTGGTCATTTTGTTGTTTGATTATATCATCAACACTAACACCAGAGTCAACTTTAGTGTACAACTCTTTAAATGATGTTTTAGTATCATCATCAAATCTATTAGTACACATTTCAATTGCTTTCATCTTATTATTAAAGATTGAATATGCTTGAACTATATGAACAAGTCTTCTGGTTGAAATAATCTCATCAACGCCACCATCAAAGTAAGTTTTTCTGATTACATCTGCCCAAGTAGTTAAATTAGTACAGAATTTTTTATCAGACTTACCTGTCGCTTGAAGTGTTGAGTTTAAGATTTTTTCTTCAATCTTAACACTAGGATATTTTTGTTCAAACGTTACTGGAAATCTTTCTAGGAACGCCTCGTTCAATACATTAGTACCGATAAACTTACCGTCATCACTACCTTGCCCTTTAGTATTAGCAGTAGCGATCACATTAAAACCATCTTTAGGTTTAACGAATTTGTTAATCTTTTTAACAAAGACACCAGAACCTTCAAGGATCGGTTGTAAACACATAATCTTATTACTTGCTAAGTCAATCTCATCAAGTAAAAGAAGAGCACCTCTTTCCATTGCTTCAATTACTGGACCATTCTGCCATACAGTTTGTCCGTCTTTAAGTCTATAACCACCTAACAGATCATCCTCATCTGTTTCAATAGTGATATTGACTCTGATTAATTCTTTTTTTACTTCAGCACACGCTTGAGTAACTGACATTGTTTTACCGTTACCAGAAAGACCTGTGATGAATATTGGATAAAATTTATTAGATTTAATAATAGATTTTAAATCTGTATAATTACCAAATGGTACAAACACCTTATCTTTTTTTGGAACTATATCACCAGTTAAAGACGATACGATATATGCCGCCTCTTTTTTGATTTCATTTACAACTGGTTCAGATTTTTCAGATTTAGTAACAACAGATTTTTTTGAAATCTTAACGTCACCGTCAAGTGGCAATTTGTATTTACCATTACCTGATCTATATGCTTGATCTTTTACTAACCAACTAGGTGCATATTTCATACCCATTTTGTTGGCAACTTTTACTAACTCATTTCTAGTTAGTACATCTTTGTTAAAAGTCTCGTATGCAACTTTAACAAATTCATTTTGTTTCACATTTAACATAGTATATTTGTCCTTTCTTATTTTAGTATATAATATATGGTACCATATTTTGGTTCAAATGTCAAGCGTATAAAAAGCATTGATTTTACTTGTTTTTTTGACATTATTATGCAACCTCAGCGATAAAATTGTTTAAAAGTACTCTGGAAGTGATTCTTCCTTTCATTGTTTTACTAAACAACTGTTTCATTCTAGCAGTTTTCATTTCAGTATTAATACTAGATAAATCAGTATTCTCAACTCTCATTGACTTAGCATTAACAAAGAAATACTTGTCATAACCATATTTGTTTACGTTAACAAATTTTTCTTTACTAAAAGATAATCTTTTTTTCTTCATAAATTCTTGTTTTTCATAATAACCAATACCTTTTGGCATATCATCTTCTAAATATCTTTCTATATCCCATCTGTTTATTCTAGCAATTAAATAGAAACCAACAACTGTAATATTGTGTTTTTGTTTTATAATATCTAAAAGTAAACCAGTAACTCTTTCATTAGACCAGTAAATGTTTTTCTTATCAAAAGAAGTATATCTTTTTTTACCGTCTTTAATTATTACTTGTTCGCCGTATTCTTTACCTGCTTTTTGAGTTAACTTCTCGCCATCAAAGTTAGCAGTATAAGAAAAACCACTATTAGCGCCACCATCTGTTAAAGTAATAAGTGTTAACTTCTCAACTTTGTATTTTGATTGCCATAATGGAATTAATTGATTTATACAAACTAATGCCTCATTTAAAGGTGTTGAACCTAGTCTAAACAGATTAGGAATACCAATCATATCATAATAATCTCCATTAATTGAATAACTTGAATAGTTAGCATTGTAATAGATACCCATTTGATACAAGTACAATAAAGACTCATCTAATTCTTTTTTAGTACTCTTATGTGAAGCAAAGTTAATCATAGCAAATTGATCCATAATTGCGTCACCGTGTTTATAATTTGCTTGATCTTTAGTTAAAATGCCATTCTCATCATAACCACCATCATAACGAGATTTCTTTTCAAAATATTCTGAACTAAAACCATATAACTCAAAAGGAATATTGACTTGTTTACAAAACATAATTAAGTTAATAGTCTGCTCGATAGTTTTATATAAATGATTATGCATTGAACCTGACCAATCAAGTAACATTATCATACCGTGATTTTTTGCATTTGGTAATATAGTTAATCTTTTAAATATATCATCACTAAATTTATAGTTTTTTAATTTAAGAGGATCAATAATACCTGTTTTATCGGTAGTTGCTCTTTTATAAGCAGTTGCCGCTTTCTTCATTTCAAATTCTTTTACAAGATATTGTACCGTTTTTTTATTATCATTTTTAAACTGATTAAATTTATTTTTTAGTTTTGATAAACTAGATGAATAATCAGACATTGATTTAATGTGTTTTCTAAAATCGGATAAAAATGTTTTATTAGACACAAGTACGTTATCTAATTTTAGTTTTGGTAAACTAACATAATTATATTTTGTTTTAGTATCAACTAATTGTTCTCTTTTACCTTCAAACGAACCATTAGTTAAAGAAGTAATTGAAATATCATCACCACCAGCACCATAAGCACTATCACTAGAGTTTTTACCAGACTCATCTTTTTCTTTATCATCAACTTTAGAAGTATTACCATCTGTTGAATTGTCTGTATCGTTTATTTCTTCACCTGACATCTTGTTAGAGTCTTGTGATTCGTCACCATTTGATTTTGAATCTTCTTTATTTGAGTCTTGTTTATCACCTTCATCCTGACCAGGTTGTGATTTATAAAGTTTTGCGTAAATATGATTATCAAAATCAGGTAACTTTTTAAGTTTTTCAATTTGTTTTTTCTGCCAATCTAACATTTCTTTGGCAAGTTTCATAACATCATCAAAAGTTTTTAGATCATCAACCTTTTTCAACCAATTCTTATCAGTAGTATTGAAGTTTAAAGGTAATCTATTTAATGACTTTGATCTCAAATTAATTTTATCAATTAACATTAGATCAGTATTAATATTAAGTTTTTTGATACTGAAAAAATCATTTTGATTTAGTACATCAAAACCATTTAAATAATTGTTTACAATACCTGGATATTTGTTTTGAATTAATTTATCAATTCTAGTGTCTTCTAATACATTTACATATGATCTTAATTCTTTATCATCACCAATCTCTTTCCAACTTTCTGCTGGTGTAAATAAAGCGTGAGCACATTCGTGTGCTATTAACATATCGTAAACGTCTTTATTTTTTACTTTGAAATTTGGTAGGGTTAGTACTCTATTAACTACATCAAAAGAAGCAGTTTTAACATTGTTATGTTGTATATCAATATTTTCTGTTGCGATTAGTTTTGCTAGTTGACTTTTTGCGTCAAAATTTATCATAGTATTTGTCATAATTTATACTATAAGGTACCATAAAATGGGTCAAATGTCAAGCACTAAAAAAAGCATTGATTTTACTTGCTTTTTATTTTAAATGTTCTTGTTTTGTTCTAGTTTTTATTTTCTGAATATGAAAACTGGTTCAAATTTTAATGATGATTCTTGTGATGATAGTAATAATTTAAAGGTATCTATATGTTCAAAACCTTCACTTTTTGCAATTTCAACTGTATCGTTTTCAAACGTTTTATGAGACTTAATATTGGCAACGTTTAATGCCATAATCTTACCTGGTTTTAAACCGTGTTTAACGTTTTGTATTGTCTTTCTTAGAAACCCATTATTCCAATCTTCGTTAGTACTAAACTGTTTAAATGATTGTCCTTCATCATCTGAATATTGTTCCCAATTAAAATAAGGTGGACTTGTAAACGCAAAGTCTATACTTTCTTTTTCAGGTACAAAAACTTCACTTCCTAATTGATGTAATTGATACATTCTATCTTTTCTACCAAAGTTATTTTTTATTTCAGTTAAACCTTTAAATGTTGGAGTTGCTGGGTCTGTACCTATGTAATTTACATCTGATATAATTGCACCTAATATTCTACCACCATAACCCATAGACATATCTTGGATAGTATCTCCTGGTTTAGCAAAGTGTTGATATAAACAAGCGGCAGCAGTAGGTCTAAAATTAGATACGCATTGTGTACCTGTATATCTTCTCAATAAAGACCTCATAGTACTTTCTGATTTATGTTTTGCTTCTGGAGATGTTTCTGTTATTTCTCCATATAAATTTGTTGAAATAGGTGCTAATTGATCTACGGATTGTTTTACAAAAAAACTACCTGTTAATAATTTCTTAATACCTTTTTTAAAATGTTCTTCGTTTTGATATATCTCCATTGGAGTTTTCATTTTACCACAACGAATACCAAAACTATGTGGCATATATGACCAAGCAAGTGATAGACCAAGTTGATTAGGTTTAATATGTTTTGTTTTTAAATCAAGTAAATTTTTTATATCAGTTTTTTGTAATTCTCTAAACTTACTTTCTCTCCATACCTTATCAGTATTGTAATAAGGAAATCCTCTTTGTTTCCAATAATCATAAACTATATCAATTTGTTTACTTAATTGTTCATCACTAATATTTGTTTTCTTTTTTAATGAACCGTGTCTAGTAACTAATTCTTTATTTTCTCCTAAATCAAAGTTTAGTACAGCAGTTGATTTTTCATTAATTAATTTCATTTTCCTACATTCCAAAATAAGGCACCTGGTTTAGCATACTGTTTAATAAATGGCCACGCTTTAGCGTCATATGTTGGTGCTGACGGAAATGGTGGTGCTTCTTCTTTTTTAATTGGTTTATCAAACTTATAAGGTGATCTAAACATTTTTGCTCTACCTATTTCTCTATCTTTCATTTTGTGTCCTACTGAAACTACATATACAGGTAAGTCTGGAAATGCGTTTTGCAACCCACGTGAGAGTGTCCCACTTGACCCAACTGACCATATTTCAGTTATAGGTTTATTATACCATATTTTGATAGATTTTGCAAGTCTCTCAATATCCTCAATAACATATGGGTGTTCCAACCCTAATGGAAATATACATCTATGATTCGTGTCTTCTTCATAGTATTTTTTAGCACGACTCATTGTAACATTTAACATACCCATATTAACCCATTGTATATTAGCGCCATATTCTAATGCTTTCTTTTGATACTCGTGGAGATTGTTTAAATTTCTTTTTGCCATAAAGAAAGTTGATTTAGCGCCGTATTGTTTTGCTTGTAATGTTAGAGACATTTGAGCATATCCTGTTGCAGGACAACCACCAAATACAAATTCATTTACACCTTTAGAAACTTGTTCTCTAATATATCTGTCTATAAATCTTCTTTTACTTCCACCTTCTAATAAATCGTCTCTAACTACGTGTATACCGTCATATTCTTCTATTTGTATTTTAGGAAATTCATATTCTTTCATTTTATAATCTCTACTTCACTTTCAGTTTCTATTACGACACGAGCACCACAAGATAAAAGAGGTTTATCATTACCGCCATACATAATGCGACTTTCACCTTTAATCGCCACCTCGTGGCAGTAAGTATTTTTAGATCCTTGTTTAACTGTGATAACAGGTTTGTTTTCATTGTGTTTCTTATTACTCCTTATTACGTGTTGGTTTACGTGTATATAAGTTTTCTTTTTTTTCATTTTACCATTTTATCTAAATCTACACAATCAAAACTTGAATTAAAAGATATAATTGTTTTTCTTTTATCACTATGTATTAATGGCGATCTGTGATGTAAAAAAGCAGGAAACGTTATTAAGTCTCCTTCTCTTACATCAATATAAACAATATCATTTGTTGCTGTATTATAAATTTCAGTTTTCATTTCATATTCTGGCATTTCCAGATAATAAACATTTGTATAGTTTCCTGTTGGATGTACGTGCCAACTGTGATAGTCTGATTTGATATATTGTTGAAACCATCCATTATATATTTCCCATTTAGTGAATTTTAAAGTTTTCATTATATTATCATAGTATGGTGCAATCATACGATAAAACGCCGTTAAATAGTCTCTATGCCTGTCTGAAGGTACGTTCCAATCAGTTTTAGTGATTGTTTGATCGTCTCTAGTATATTGATTATCTGGCATTTCATCAATCAGTTTTAACAAATTATGTTTGTTTGATTGATGTTCTTTTATCTGATTTACGTATAGACTTGTCTCAAAGTTTGTTATTTTCATTTTGTTCAAATCTTTCTATCCAAACATTTCCAGAATATGTAACTCTTTTTTCAGTCTTATTATTGTTTGGAGTTACCATATGTTTTATAAATGAAGGCCATATTAATAATTTATTAGGTTTAGGTTGTGGTGATATTTCTTGTATTAACATATCCTTTTCTTCAAAATTGTACATTAAGTCTTTTGCTGGATGAAAGAAAACTATATTACCGCAATCTTTTGGTATATCTTTAAATATTGTAAATGAAAAATGAGAGTGTGCGTGTAAATGTACTTCTTGTTGATCTCTATATCCGTATTCATTTCTCCAACATTCCTGTAATCTCAATCTATGCGGTACTCTAATTACTGTATTTGTATAGTTAGATATTTCTTTTAATAATTTTTCAGCACTTGTCTTATCTAAAGTATTAACAACATTAAAAGATGAAGGAGTTTCTGATCTCCATTTAGTATCTAACTTATAATCTAATGATATATCTTCAGCATTAAAATCGCCATAATAAAATGGCACACCAAACATTTCTGTTGTTGTCATTATAACATACCTCTAACTGAATCATTTGCTACCACATCTATTACTAAATGAGTTCTTTCTGTATCTCCATTATTAATTGCTGTATGTGGTTTTCTAATATCCAAATACCAAACTGATCCTTCTTTCATATTTACTATTGTTTTCTCGCCTTCTGGAGACCAACTAGTAAACTCTACTTTATCATTTGTTTTTATAGGTACGTGTATTCTCATAAGTTTACCATTAATTATACCAACATCTGGATCGACTTGATCTGTATGTCTTTCAAGTTCGCCTCCTCCAGGTTTTAATTTCATAAATCTAACTCTATGTATTTCAGTTTTAAACTTTGAAAGTATCTCTTCAACTTCTGGAAACTTTGATCTCATTGAAGTATCTCTCATTTCAAAATGTTCATCTTTGTGTTCTTCTTGCCACTTCTTATTCATTTCAATAGGTTTAGTTATAAAATTTGGACTGTCAGTATAACCTCTTAATGAAATAGCACTCCAAGACTTACCTTTATTATAATTTGAATAATGATTTGTAAATGTTAAATCTAAATCTTCAAGTCTTTCTTGTATCTTTTTAACTTGTTTAGAAAAATCTAAATTAAATTGTTTTAATGTATAAGTTTCATATTCAGGCACTTCTATAAAAGTTCTTTTAGACTCAAATAAATTTTCTTTTGCTTCTCTAAAATAAACACCTATAATATCAGCAAGTGAATTAAATCTAGTTCCTACTTTATAAAAGTTAGCACGTCTTAATACTTCTTTGTCTTCTTCATTTTCTTCGTGTGCATAAACCCAAACATCTTTACTTAAAAACTCATCCGTATCTCTTAATACCTCAACTAATGTTTGTTTATCGTTTTCAGTTTTATATCCTAAATGTTCTATTACTATATCTCCAGGTTTCTTGTGTGCAAATGTTATACCTGGAAACATATTTAAAGGTCCTGGTCTTTTAACTTCTTTATAATGTAATAAAGTTTCACCTATTATCATTATTTCATCTTTACTAAAAGCATCAGCAATATTATTTTTTTTGAATTTAGATAATTCGTGTTGTGCAAAGTTATTATAACTAGAAAACATCTTTTCTATTTTCTTTAAATAATCTAATTCAATGCCTTTTTGCCACGGTTTCATTTTATCTCTTTCGTTTTTAGTTTAGCAAACTGTATTAATATAATTTTTTTATTACCAGATACTGTTGGCATATTAATTATGCTTTGATTATCTGTTAAAAATATCTTACCTTTTTTACATTCTATATCTTGTAAATTATCTTCCTCTTCAACGTTTACTATTATATCTGAAAGTGTATCATTAACGCAATATATTAATGTATATACATCATACGCCCATTCCAAGTTGAGTTGTTTCGTATTTGAATTGCAAATTGCTTTAGCGTAAATCATATTACTAATATCCAATTCAGTTTTAGAATCCACAATAGATACAATAGGTTTAACTATTATATCATAAAAAGAAGAATTAATCAAACCATTATGAAATAATATGTGTTCAAAATGATGTTGTTTATCTTTTTCTTTTAAAAACCAACTAAAATTCTCGTCTGATAAAGTCTCTTCTATTTCTTTTTGTATAATAGGTGGTATTATATTTTCGTAATATTCAATCATTATTTCTTTTTTAAATCAACTCTTGGATCAACAACAATGTTGCCTGATATTGATATTCTTTCTTCATCACTAGTATAAAATGGATATACATAGTGTTTTAGTTGTGCTGGAAAAAAGATAATCTTTTGCACTTCTGGTATATATTCTTTTGAAACTGGAGCATAATCATAATCTCCTGCTTGAAATGTTATCTTTCCTGCATTTGGTGAGTTACCTTTTTGATGTGGCAATTTTGCTTCGTCTTCCATTTTGTAAGGTACTTTTAAATAAGTTACAAACGAAAATATTCCAGTATGATTATGTAGAGGATTAAATTCATATTTTTTTTGAAAGTTTACCCATAGACTTTGTAATACCATAGGTCTGCTACCACTATTATAGTGACTTACACTATCAACTTCACTATTAAAAATTATTCTTTTTGTATTTACTAAAAAATCAATATAACCATCTGCTAAATCTAAAAGATATTTTGAAACAGGCATAAACTCGTTATTTTTAATCATAGAAGTCATTAGATCATATTCTTCAGCAATATTGCCTGCTAACTTATCTCTATAATCATTAAAACCATCACCTTTAACTTGATCTGTATATTTTTGTAATAAACTAAAAATATCTTCTGGCACTTTTCCTATCATTATAGCAGGTCCAAAAGGTAATTGTACTTCCATTTGTTGTTCCATAATTCTCCTTATTTCAAAATTAATCCAGACGTTATTTCGTCTGCACCTAAACTTCCTTTTGCAAATATATTAAAGTTATTTTCTGGCATTTTTCATCTTCTCTAATCTTTTAAATAATTTTTCTCTTTTCTTAGCAGCCATATCAAACTTTAACTTTGATATTCTATCGGTCATAATAACGCCTTGCATATGATCGTATTCGTGTAGAAAACATCTAGCAGTTAAACCTGATAATTCTTTCTCTACTTTATTACCATTTACATCTTCATACTCTACTTTACACGCTGCTGGTCTTTTAATTTTGACAAATAATAAAGGAAAGGTTAAACAACCTTCAACCATCATAACTTCCTGATCGCTAACAGCAGTTACTTTAGGATTAAAGATACTAAATCTTTCTCCATTAGCAAACTGAGCGTGACCGCCCATAACAAAAACTCTAAAAGGTAAACCGCATTGATTAGCAGATAAACCTATGCCTTTATAATGCAACATAGTTTCAAATAAGTTATCTGATAACTCTTGTCTAGTTTTTAGATTATGTTCTTTTAGTAACTCATCTGTAAATGGTGCTACTTGTGTTAAAACACGTGGGTCCGATGGTGGTATTAAATTATATATCATTATTTCTCCTAAATATAATTGAAGTTAATGTTAAGTCTTAACTTCTCATCTGTTTGTGTGCAACTCTTATGTTTTAATAAACCATCAAATATACACATTCTATTTGCAACAGATTCAACTTTAGTTCCGTCTTCAAACAACGTATAACCGTTATTAGTATTTATAGAATACAATCCAACGGTATGTTTGAAAGTATGATCTGTATGAAAGTTATGCTCTATTGTTTTTTCAGTACGAGTATAACAGTTTGCTTTAATTCTTAAAAGTTTTGTATATGATAAAGGTCCTAATAGTGGAATAATAATATCATCAAATCTATCACTACATATATTTTCCTCATCTACAAAGAAATGTTGAAATAGAAAATGTTGTCCTTCAGAATCATCTGTTACTCTATCTGTATAGAACCAAGGAAATCTATATATCATTCTATTATATACTTCCGTATATATCTCCTTTGGTAAAAAATTATCTATTATCTTCATATTTGTTTTGTGAAATTTCTATCTTTTTCAAATTTAATTATATTTGTAAATTTATCAAATAATATATCTCCTTTGTGTGATATAATAAAAACATTTTCTTTTGGTAAAGATTTTATTAGTTTAAAAAAGAAATCAGTACCTTGCATATCTAAACTACTATCAAATATTTCATCTAGTATTAATAAGTTTGTATTTGTACTATTTTTCATTTTAGCAATCTGTCTCCAAGTAAACAGTAACGCTAAATCTATTCTCATCTTTTCACCTTCACTAAAGTTTTCGTAACTAAAGTCTTCTCTACCTCTACTTTTTATAGTTTCTTTAAACTGTTCATCTAAATGAAACGATATAAAAAAATCCATTGCTTGTAAATACTTGTTGATTAATTGATTCATAGGGTCTAAGTATTTTTTAATTATTTTTGCTTTAATACCTTCATCATTTAGTAATCCTCTTGCTGTATCAATATATTCTTTTAAACTACTTTCTTTTTGTAACTTTTCTTTTGCTTCTGCTAATAATACTTTAATTTGTTCTAATTCTGCTTCTAGTTTTATAACATCATCTTTATTATTTGTAATACTTTCTAATTTAGAATTAAGATTATGTATTTGATTTTCTAATGATGATATGGAAGAAGTATTTTTTGCAATTGCTATATCGTAAGTTCTTGCTTTTTCTTCTATTGTGTGTATTGAATTTAATCTATTTTCATTTATTACAACTTCATCTATTAATTTTTTTAAACCTGATTCAACATTTGTTATTGTTTCTTTTTTATGTTTAATCATATGACTTTTATAATCTTCTTCTATACTTTGTTTACATACAGGACAATCATCATTTTCATTAAAGAAGTCTAAATCTTTTTTAAGTTTCATAGCATTGTTCTCAACTTTTGCTTCTAAAGATTCTAACTTTTTTATTTTATTAATAATATCTTTTTTATCTTCTATTGTTGAATTTAAAAAATCTACTTCTTGTCTTTGTCTTATTACTGTTTCTGTATATTTTTTTAGTTCTATCTGTGCTTCTTCTAAGTCTTTTCGCAATTCATTTGTTTGTAAAGTACTTTGATCTTTTGCTTTATTAAAGTAATCTAATTTTATGTTATATTTTTCATCTAATAGTTTTACATTGTGTTCCATTTCAATTAATTCTTTTGATAGATCACCTTGTCTAGTTCTTAGTATTATATCCATTAAACTGAAAACTCTTATATCTAATATCTCTTCAACAACTTCTCTTCTATATCTAGCACCTAATTTCATAAAAGGTTCATAAGAAGAAGAACCAAGTATAACAACTTGTATAAATGATCTGTAATTAAGTTTCATTATATTGTTTTCTAATACTTTTTGATAATCTGTTGTTGTAGCATCCTGATTTAACAGTTCACCGTTTTCAAATATCTCAAATAAATTAGGTTTTATTCCTCTTCTAATTAAATATTCTTTTGTGCCTATTTTAAACTCTACTTCTATAAGACAATCTTTGTCATTAATAGAGTTAACTAATTGATCTTTTTTAAGTTTTCTAAATGGTCTATTAAATAGAGAAAAACACAATGCGTCAAGTAAAGTTGATTTACCTGCACCATTATTACCTACAATTAATGTTAAAGGAGACTTTAAAAAGTCAACTTCTATAAACTGATCGCCAGTTGATAGAAAGTTCTTCCATCTACATTTTTTAAAAAATATCATCTTTAGTTACAAAACCTTTAAAGTCATTTGTTCTTACGCATATGTCAAACGAAATGGATGCTCTTTCTTCATCTGTATTACTTGCTTCAACATAGTGTTCTAAGAAAGAAGGAAAAATTACTAATAAATTTTCTTCAACAGGAAATTTAAAAGTTGCGTGATAATTTGTTCCAAAATTTACTTGTGAATATCTAAAATGAAATTCGTTAGAAACAGCACCTTGACGTGGGTCTCTAAAACATATTCTTCCACACTTGTTTGGAACTTTAACATAATAAGTTCCAGAAAACTGATATTGATTTCCGTGGTTGTGTATTTCATTATAGTTACCTCTTGTGTTTATGTTAAACCACATTTGAGGTATTTGAATATCTTGTATTGTATCATAACCTGGTATTTGTTTTATTGTTCTAAAAAATTTTGTAATCTGTTCTATTAGAGGTTTAAATCCTACAACTTTATCCATATGTTGATGTGATTGATAACCACCAACGTTTGATCTGTTACGACCTATTTCTTTTACTTTTTCTTGTTGAATAACTGGCATTAAATTTAAGTCTTCAGTTTTTAAAGCATATACATTTGTTGGCCATAGTGGATGTATAACCATTCTATCTAATTCATATTTCATACTGTATCTCCTCCTGTTTCTCCTGCTTCATTATATAATGACTTCATAAAATTTTTTAACTTTTGTTTATCTAAAGGTGTATCTATTTGATCTATATAACCATTTAATAGTGTAACTGTATCTTCAGATATATCTACTACGTTATCACTTACGGAAGAAGTATCAAATTCTTTAAAGTCTTCTATAATATTTAATTCGTGTACTTTACTATTTTGATAAAACTTTTCAACATATGTTTCAAACATTTTTTTATCTGATTTATTAACCACAATAAGTTTGACTAAGTGATGATCGTATTCTGTTATATCTTTGTTTGTGTAATCTTCTTTTGTATCATCATAAAATATTTTTTTATGAATTGTATAAGGATTTTTAATATGAGTGAGTTCTCTAGTTTCAGTATCAAATACATTAAAACCTTTTGGGTCTTTAAAGTCTGACCAAGTCATTTCATATTGAGCGCCTAAGTAATAAATGTGATTGTTGTTTGATCTTTTATGAAAATGACCAGACATTACCATATCAAATTTATTAAAAAACTCTTTATCAAAACCGTGAAAGTTTTGTTGTCCATTGTGCATTTCAAAACCTTTAATTTCTAAATGACCCATAACAACTTGTGCGTCTGTAGATTTGATTAATTCCATAGTATGTTTTTCATTATCATCACATATCCAAGGAAGAAATAACATTTTTAATCCACCTATCTCTACCTCTTGTGCGTGTTCGTAAATAAAAGGTTCGTGTACACCATCAAATGTAGTGTATAAAACTTTAATTGCGTTTATTGAATTTGTGTTTTTGTAATAGGTATCGTGGTTACCTAATATAATATGTGTATCAATTTTTTCTTTCCATAATATTTCAAAAAACTCTTTTCTAAAAGTTTCTGCTGTTTGAAAGTTTATAAATTTTCTACGATCAACTACGTCACCTAAATGAATAAGTGTTTTTATATTATGTTCTTTTAAATAAGGAAAAAATATATTTTTATAAAATTTTAATTGATAATCTGCAAATGCAGTACTATCATTTCGTACTCCAAAATGTGTATCATTTAATAATGCTATTTTCATAATCTAAAAATCAGTAATATATTATAATCTATTTTCTTTTTTTATATCTGCCCATATAGTAATCACTTGGTTCGTAATCCCAACGTTTACCGTGATGTCCTCTTATGTCAGCATAAAACATTCGTAACTTTACTATAAAAGTTCTCCAAAACGTTCTTTTCGCCATATGTCTCCTACTAATTAAGATAATTCTTGTTCAATGAATTTTTTAATCTTATTTAGTTTTTCGACTATTTTGGGGTCACTTTTGTTTAGACAAAGATTAATTATAATGTCAGGTATATCTTTATCATATTCATCTTTAATAATTTCTTCTACCTGCGGTTCAATATCTAACTTCATTTTTTCCTTTTTTGTTTCTTTTTTTCTTCTGCTTTTTTTGTTTCTATGTCGTCAACTTCAACAAAGTAATTCTGTTTTAAAAAAGATGATAGGTGTTTGTCACCTAAACCACCTGGATTTAAAGTAGGATCATCTAAGTTAAATTCTTTTATTAGTTTACCTTTAATCATAACTTGTTTTTTTTCTTTTTGTATTCTTCTTATAAAGGCATAATAAATGATTTGTGTAAAATAAGCAAAAGGATTTTTAGATTTCAAAGGATTAAAGTTTCCTAAGTATTGTAAACAGTTCTCTATTCCATCACTTATCATATCGTCTCTAAATGTGTAATTAATAAAATTTGGTCTATAACTTAAATGATTTGCAATCTTCAAAAAACATTCACCAATATAATCAGTTACAGGAGGATTAGGTTGTTTATCTTTCTTTGCTTTGTTGCATAGTTTTTTATAATCTATCATTGCCTGTAGAAACTTTTTATTATCTACGTAATGTTCTTTTTTTAATTGATCTTTATTCATAATATTATTATACTACATATTGACTTATTTGTCAACTTTTCCCTATACTTTTTTTGTTTGTTTTTATTTTTAAAAAGGTTTGACAAAGTTGATGGTTTGTGTTATAATTGGCGTGTAGCCATTCAACCAATAATCCTATTAGATATACTCTAGCGTCTCTAGTGTAATTTTTTAGAAGGCATATCAGGTTCTTCAAAGAAGTCATCATCTTCGTCATATCTTTCCCTATCTTTAAATTGATCTACAAGTTTGTTTAACTTATTAATCTCTTTAGCGTGTTTTTCTTTAAATTTTATTTTATAATTAGCATAATCGGATCTTACATTATCATAATGTTTAGTAAAAGTTTTATCTGCGTTAACTATTGAAATTATTTTATCTTTAGGAATACTAATTACTTTATCTGGAGTGAAGTTATTCCATCTTACCAACATTATACTTTCTTCCACGCCCAATTGAACGATTCGTGGTGCAACTCTTAATACAAATGCTTCTTCTATTCTTAATAAAGGAGATTTATCACCTAATTGTTCTTTGGGTAATTGACAAGCAATTTCTTCTCCGTTTACTAACTTGATAATCTTACAAGTAGAAACATATGGTGGTTTTGCTGGTGTTGTCATTTTTTTAACTCCACGTTGTGTATTTCATAATCAAATTGTTCTTCATTGTAAATATTTATTCGTTCTAAAAAGTGCTGTAATGTGTAGTTTTTGTTTTCTTCTATAGATAAATCATCCGTTATGTCATACATAGTTGCGTCTGTTTTATTATCTCCAAGACGTAACGATCTACCTATTGATTGTAAATGTCTTATTCTACTTTTACCAGAAAATGCAAATACTAAGTTATGTAAATTTCTTATATTAACACCAGTACTAAATGTACCATAACTTGCAATAATAATAGCGTTATCTGATTTCTCTACAATACCACGCACTCTTTCTCTTTCATCCGTTTCTACACCGCCGTGTATAAAGAATACTTTTTTATTAGGACTATCTTTTAATAAATTATATAATACTTCTCCGTGTTTTTCTACAAACTGAAATAGACATAAAGTATT